GCAAGAGAAACCTCAAATCCAACACCTTTAGATACTACAGTTGTATCTTTACCAGTACTACTAAAAATATCCTTCGCAAGTTTTTCATCTACCATTCTTGGTGAAGGATTACTATCTGTACTATCTTCACCAGATTCATTACCCGCTATGGTATTTCCTTCTGCAGCAGTTTCTGGTATGAATCCAGAAAATGGTTTGAAAGGTCCTTCCTTACCTGATACTACATACTTAGAATTTCCTATCAACCCAAATATAACTGGAAGTTGAGCATCATCGCCATCAAGAAAAAATCCAACTACAACATCACCAGGTGCAATACGAATTGGTTTAAATTTACCTGCCTTTCCTGAACCACATTGTGGTGACAAAATTACTTGTGCCCAAGGTAAATCATCATCGGGTAAATCAACTGTATTTTGAGGATGATAACCCATTATACGAACCTTTACACGATTACCCCATGACTCAGGTTGTTTTTTTAATTGTAGTGCCCAAGATTTACCTGGTGGAACTTGACCAATCCACCATCTGAATCCGTCCCTTCCTAAGAAATTACTTTTTAATAAATTATTTTCTATCATTTATCTCGCTTACCAAAAGTATCTTTAATTAATTTTAATTTTGTAAATGAACCATCAGATTCATAATGATGGACTAATTCTTTTACCATATATAGACCGCTTTGCTCTTGATCAGATTCTTTTTCTACATCAGTGGTTATCTTTGGAAACACACACTCTATGAGAGAACCTGCAACTAAATTTGTGTTTAGAGGTATGGTTGCAATCATTTGAATATTAAAAATTAAATTATATCTCATCATCGCTTGTGAATGAAATTCCATAGGATCTGCATTTTTCTTGAATGAATTTTTATTCTTTTTTTCTAATGTCCCAATATCCAGAACACCTGAAACAATACGACTAGGTAGTTCACCAACTGTTTTTCCACTCTTATCATATTGTGGAGTTTCTAACTTGAAATCTTTTCCTAAGTTATTGAGTTTACCCTCAAATTGTTTTGTTGAAAATATGCCTTGCTCCTGTGTCGTAAAAGTACCAAATAAAGGATTATAATACATTCGATGTGTACAATAAGCACCACGTTCAAGATTTTCTACAAAATTATTGTCACGATTTAATGAATATTGAATTATTCTATAATCTTTAGTTGCATCATCAACATCTATTATACCAGGTTGATAAACATATGGTTGACCCACAGGATCTTGTGTGCAGAGAGCATCTATGGACTTAAAATTAAATCCATCTTTTGTCTCATAAAAGAAAAATCCTGCAGTAGAACTTTTACCACCGACCACTGCATTTTGTCCTGAACCTGGCACAGACTTTGATGCTAACCAAGTTAATACTGTAAATGGTTTTCTTAAATTTCCAATAAAGGCATAATTATTTTCTGTCTCATCAATATTTGTATTTTTATCAGTTAGTAAAAAATCACTTATAATTTCTTTAACACTTTGTGAAATTTTTTGGGAAAACTTTTTACCTACTCTTGATGTTTCATTTGTTATGGATTCTCTAGACACTAGGTTTAGCACAAAAGTTTCTCTTTCAGCTTTTTTAACCACATTAGTAATTGAAGAAACATATAACGCATTACCACCAGTAAAATTAAGTGGTTTATTCTCCTCTGAATTAGTATCTATTTTTATATTTACTCTCTCACCACCTCTTAAAGGCAAACCATTATAAACTCCATCACTAAACGCTTCGACAGCTGTGTTGGCAACAATTGCTTTCGCTGTTATGTGAGGAGAAAAAATATTCTCATAATAACTAAACGCCACGACACCAGCGGAGATATCAACTCTATTTTCATTATCTAATGAAGTGATTTCAAATTGTTCGTATATACTTGGAGATATTGCAGACATTATGTGTATTTAAGTGCTCCTACACTTTGTAATGCTAGAAGAGATGATAATGCAGATTGTCCTTTTCTTACAATAACATCATTTGGTTTCGTATTACTTATCTGAGGTTGTTGCATATTCATGGATTTTTTATCTACAATTATAACTTGTGTTTTTGGTTTTTTTCTGCCTTGTGATAAATCAGGTCTCTGTATCGTCACTGCATTTACAAAAGTATTTCTTCTATTTACCCCATCAATGTTACTCTCCATATCTGGTATACTAGTTCTATCCTCTGGGGTATCGAATGAAAGAATAGGAAATTTACCTGATCTTGATTCGTTTGGAGATGATTTATCCATTAACTCATCATCGGGCATCATGTTCAAACCAGATAAAATATCCATCGTATTTTCATTATCAATTACCTCACCACTTTGATCAAATTGAACTATTTCAGGACCCTCTTCTCCAACTAAAATTGGTTGTCTACTATCAAACGGACCTCCTTCAGCTCTACCTTCAATTTTGGTGGTCTCTTTTTTCTCAGTCTCAGTTTCTGTTTCTATTGGTTTTATTTGTTCTATTTCAGGTGTGTCTGATCCTCCAGTTTCAATTTCGTCAGCTAATTCATCTAAACCTTGTAAATCAGGATTTTTTGCAATTTCATTTACTGTGGTAATAAAATCTTTATTTAATTTCGATATACTATTACCCGCCTGTAAAAATCCTTCCTCAACCTCATTTCTATTTCTTTTAAAATTAAATTTCTTAAATACACCTAAGATATTATCTAGACCCTCCTTAACACCTATAAAGAAGTTTTTCATTATATCAAAAAATCCTGTAAATATTGAAACAACCTTTTGTATTCTTTTAATTAATCCTTGTATTGCTGAAATAATCTTTGGTAAATTAGTTACTGCCCAACCAATTAAAAGAATGCCTAAAAAATCTAATATACGACCCAAGAAACCTTTTGTGCTTCTCTGAAATAAATTACCTTGTCTTTTAGTAACACCCCTCACATCCTGTGCTTCAATCTCATCCTCACGCTCTCTACGTTTTGCATTTTCCTGCCTCTTTCTAAAAAATTCATTATCTTTCGATATGAGTCTTCTCTTGAATATATTTCTCTCTCTTGTTATTCTAACAATATCATCAGCTTGAGATTTAGCACCCATGATACCTTTATTGAAGTTGCTGAAAGAATTACGTATACCATTAATACTAATGGACGTTTTTCTTAATGTGGTTCTCCTTTGAAATATTGACATTATGCTGGTGCTCCGAATGTAGTAGTAGCGAATAATGCAGCAGTATTACTTTCATCAAAAGGAATGAATGGGATTTGGTTTGATGCTACTTCAACAGGCATAGATCCCAATCCATTATTCTGTTGAGCAGATTGTCCCAAATTAAGTACGTTGACATTACTATCTGGATCCTGAGATATTAAATCTGCCCTTGTCGAATTATCAGTTTGTATTGGTTCAATTAATCCTAATTCTATCGCCTCTCTCTCACCTACCATGTCTTCTGCTGTTAACTTTGCTAATTTATCATCAGTTTTTTTCTTACCAAAACCAAACATTGATTTGATACCACTAAAGAGTGATTTCATTCCTTCAGAACCTATAAATCCACCAATTATACTACCTATTATACCACCAGGCACTGCTCCTATTCCACCAACTAAGGCTCCTAAAGACGCACCTATGGCACCACCTATTTTTGCACCTGCTACAAATCCTGCTGCACCTGCAATCGCCCTATCTAAATCCTCTCCAAAAATTAAAAAATCAATTAAGAATGATCCTAAAAAACCACCCTTTCCCCTTAACGGAGCAGCGATCTTTTGCAACAACGATCTAAATGTGCCCTTCGCAGCAGTTTTCACTCCGCTTTCTGTAACTTCAGCACCAACTTTTCTTGCAAATGGATTCTTAAATATATTTTTAAAGAATCCCTTACCCTTTGATGCTTTTTTTGTTGTATCACCTGTAATCTCTAAAACCTCTTTGCCATTTACAGATTTTCTAACTATTTTTGATTCAGAGGGATCTAATGTTTCTCCTAATATTTTACCTCCTCCAGCAATAGATGTAGCAGCAACTCCACCTCCTAATAAAGTCTTTAAAAAATTAATTGGCACAGCACCCAAATTAAGTAATAAAGGTATGAGAGGATTAAATTTTCTTACTGCTACTGCAAATAATCTTCCAGCAGCACCAAAAGTACCTCTGATCAAAGGACCAAATGCAACTCTTGCAGCGTTTGTCGCAAATGATGTTATCAATCTTAAAGTATTGCCAATACCTATACTAATAGCTGTTACTGTTGCTCCAAGTCCAACAAGACCAGCAGTGAATATGATCTTTAATTTTTTTATCTTCTCACTATTGCCTTCTGCAAACGCTTGTAAAAGATCAATACCTACATTTGTTAACCATCCACCAGCTAATATTAAGAAGAAATTCTGTAAAGAAAATAATGTTTTTTGTGTTTTAGCAGCGATACCCTGTAAAGGTTTTTGTAAAGAGGATTGTATTTTCTTTTCTAAAGCACTCTCCTTACCCTCTCTTAGTCCTTGCTCTGCTAATATAGCTTCTCTTCTTTGTTTTTCTGCCTCTCTTTGTTTTTCTATCGTATCACTTATTGATAAATTCTCCTTTATTCCCTCAAGTGAAAAATTTAGTGATGTTACAGTTTTTGTTATTCCCTCTAATTGCGATGATATATTATTCAGACTTAATTGGTTCTGTAAAAGTAAGTTATTAGTTTGATTATCTGCCTCTGCTGGTTGAGGACGAGACATTGGATTAAAGACACTAGAAGATATACTTCTTCTAATACCTCGAAGACTTCCTGCTATTGGCGATTGTAAAGTCTGTTCCTCATCCATTTCTTTCTTGCTGTGCCTTTAAGTTTTCCTCTTCGATAAATTGCTGGAGAAGTGAAATATATATTTCTCTTTCCCAAGGTATCATATTCTCTAGTTCAGTCAAACTATATTTATGATGCTGCATCAAAGCAAAATTCAATTTGTAGTATGACACTAGGTCTTCATGTGCCATACTTACCCGAAAAAATTCTGTAAACCCTCTAACACAACTTCATTTTCTACACCAGTATTTGGATTTTTAACTTTCACCTTATGAGATAATTTTGGCATCGTATTAAAAAATTGTTCAATTTCTTTAAATTGTCCAGAATTAAGTTGTTCTAAAAATTCAGATAACTCTTTCTTTGTACAATCCTCTTGTGTCCAAGATTCTTCTTCTGAATACACTTGGTCAATACAAGATGCTATCAAATCAAAAGTATCATCAACTTCCATTTTATCCATTGAAAAATTACTTTTGATAAATTCATCCAATGATGGGTATCTCATTTTAAGAGTGTAAGTATCATCTAATTTTATATCACTTTTATGATTCTTAGATTTTGTGACCTTTATTGAATCAATATTAATCGACATTGGCACTTGTGTCTTCCCATCATCAGGACAAGTTACCATCACTTCAATTTGCTCACCAACTGATTTACCTCTTACATTTAAGAAAAGATATTCAATATCAAAAGTAGATAACTTTTCAACCTTTGTCCCCTTTGTCAAAATACATGAAGCCAAGATTTGTTTTATTGCTGTAGCAATTTGTTTTTGATCTTGAGATTCTAATGCAATGATTAAAATTTTTTCTTCTTTTACAAGAAATGGTCTATATTTAATTTTTCTCCCCGATGAAGGAAGAACCAACTCATAAGTTGGGGTCGAAATTTTTGGTAAAGGCATAATATGCTAAACACTTCAGTGCCATTATTTATAGGGGTTATACAAATGGGATTTCGCCATTACCTCCACCACCAATTTGCTGACCAAATCCTAAACCATTACCACTTAAAGTGCTTACGGGATATGAAGCTGAACCAAGATATTGATTTTGTTGATTTGCATTCTTATTATCAGTTACGTTACCACTATTAAATACAGCACTTAATTGACTATCTGATACAGAAAATCCGTCTCTAGCAGGATTGAATCTACCAAATATTTCATTGAATGCAGTTCTTAATGCTCTTGTCAATGAATTAGATTCACCACAAATGTATCTGTCAAAACTAAAGGTTGCCGATGCTTTTAGAACCTGTGAACCTTGATATTGGACTTTCGTAGAATTAAGGGATAGAGGAAATAATCCAATAAATCTATATTCTAAGAATCTATTATAATCTCTCTCAAACTTTACAATGCGAGTCTCATTTGATTTATAATCAGACGGATAATTTAATTTGAAGTGATAAGTATCTCTTGAGGGATCATCAATAGCACCAGTAATATATTCCATCCAATGCTCAATAAATTTCATTGATTTATAACTATTATCTACATAAAATTGTAAATTTATCTGTGTGAAATTTCTTGTATGAGCAAATTTCTCTATCACACCTTGAAAATCTCCACGAGAATCAACAGATGCTAAAGCACTACCAGGTAAAACAGCATCAGTACATAGTAAACCAATGTCATCTGCTATGAATCGATCATTCACTCCCTTTCTTCTTAGGTATCCTCTAAGATCACTAGCAGGTAATGCAAACTTAACAAGATACTGTGAAGTTTGTGCTACATTTTGTATTCTTGGCAATATATCCGATATTGGTCTTGGTCTTGGTGCTGGCACTCTAAATAAAATTACGTATCATATGTATTTAGATGTCTTATAAGGGAAAATACTATCCCTCTTATCCCAGAAAATATAAAGGTGATCCAACAAACATCATCTATCGATCATTATGGGAAAGAAAGTTTATGGTATATTGCGATAAAAATGATAATATTCTTGAATGGGCAAGTGAAGAAATTGCAATCCCATATCGCTCACCAGTTGACAATCGTGTGCATCGATACTTTCCAGATTTTTATATGAAAGTCAAGGAGAGAGGTGGAAAAATAAAAAGATATGTGATTGAGGTGAAACCAGCGAAGCAAACAAAACCACCAGTGAAACCAAAAAGACAGACGAAAGGATATATCCGTGAAGCATATGAATATGCAAAGAACCAAGCAAAATGGAAGATGGCACGGGAGTTCTGTGCTGATCGTCAGTGGGAGTTCAAAGTAGTTACAGAAAAAGAGTTAGGAATATGAGTCGTATCGACCCCATCATGAAAAATCTAGTCGGGAATGAAAATCCTGATGATTTAGCAACAGATATATTAGGAGTATTAACAGAAGGTAGTAATATACCAGAGGAGGGAAACTATTATGTTTTTGTATATCGTGCAAAAACACCAGGTATAAGATATGATCTACATCCATTAGTTGCAGTGACTGATGTATTTCAATGGGGATTCAAGGGTCTTAACTTTCATTGGGGTGAAATGAGACAATATACATTTGCTGAAATAGTTGGAGGACTATATCAAGTAGATGAAATGGAGTTACGTGACTTAAGAACAATTCCTTTTGGAAGAATTGTACTAAATAGTTGATACAAGATAAAAAGGTCGATGACATCAAGAACTGGAAATTATAATGATAGAAGAAAATGGAGAGGTGGAGGTCCAAGAAATAAGTATGGTCAGAATATAAAAGTAAAAGGAACAACAGTCGAAAGAAAAGATACAGATACTGGGACAAGTTTTGGTGATGCTGTTGAAGCAAATACCCCTAAAAAAACACCAAAAAAAGGGAGAGCAAGGTCACATACTGACATACCAGGTGTTCCCTTTAAAATGGGATATCCTGTAGCAAGAGGACCAGGAGATGATACTGGTGATTATCTATTAATTAAATGCGTAAGTTACGTACCACCAAAAACAGGTCTTGTTTCTCAAAGAGAAAAAGTCTATGCAAAAAGAGATGGTCCATTTCAAGGAAAGGACTTTAAAAAAGGAGATGTAATCACTGCAACAGATAGTAGAGGTACATATGATATTACTCAACCCATAAAAGGAACAATTAGATTAAAAAATCAAGGATCAACAGGTGCAATAAAAGAATCTGGTGCTAAACCTGTATTTTATATTCAACTTCCAATACCCCAAGACGTAAATGATTCCAATGTTGTGACTTGGGGTGATGATTCAATGAATATATTCCAACTCGCTGGAGTTGCAGCAGCATCATCAGTAATGAAAAATCCAATTCAAACATTTAACGCAGCTAAAGAACTATTTTCTGCGGATGCATTCAAGAATGTGACCATTGATGAAGTTGCACAAGATTCAATCAATGCTGCTATTGCAGGTAAAGCAATTGATGCTTTGGGAGGTAACATAAGACCAAATAGTGTTTTAGGAAGATCAACTGGTGTAATACTAAATTCTAACCTTGAATTATTATTTGGAGGAGTTAATCTAAGAACGTTTCCCTTTAATATTAATTTTTCTCCAAGATCTGAAGAAGAAAGTGCTATGGTTTTAAGTATTATCAAAGCACTTAAAAGTGCTATGGCAGCAAAGAAGAATGCAGATGTTGGGGGTCAGGGTGGTGTATTTTTAAGAGCACCAGATGTCTTTCAGTTACGATACATGAGTAGGGGTAGAGATCATCCATTTCTTAATAGTATAAAAGATTGTGCTTTAACAGGTATGAATGTAAATTATACAAACTCTGGAACATATGCTACATATGGTGATAGCACCCCAGTTAGCATACAAATGAGTCTTACATTTAAGGAGTTAAATCCTATTTACTTCGAGGATTATCAAAATCCTTTACCAGGAGTTGGATTCTAATGGGATATTTTAGAGAATTACCTGATATATTTTATCAGTCACCCTTACCACATAAAAAATCTACTACAGATTACATAGCGATTAAAAATATATTTCGTCGTACTAAATTATTTGATTATCTGAATGATAACGTGTCACTATTCAACAAATATGTAATAGAAGATGGTGAAAGACCCGATACAATCGCAGAATTTTTATATAAAAATTCTGAATTAGATTATGTTGTAATATTAGTCGCTGGTATCACAAATATAAATCATCAGTGGCCGATACAAGATTTTCAAGTTTATGATGCAGCACTTGCAAAGTATGGTACCGAAACAAAAATGAACGAAATTCATCATTATGAAACTTATGAAATATTAGATAGTGAAAATCGTCAAATACTTCCACCAAATTTAATTGTAGATAAAGATTTCAAGATAGATGGGAGTGCATTACGTTTTGGAGGGAATCGCTTCAATGTGATTAGTCAGTCAGGAAATAAACAATTAGATGATAAAAACCAATATTCAGTATTAACTGATAATATCGCATATCCTGTAACAAATCTCGAAAATGAAGTAATTGAAAATGATAAGTTAAGAAAGATAGATGTTCTTCGTAAAAATTATGTACAAACTTTTGTAAATGATTTTAGAGATGTAATAAAATATAGTAAAAGTTCTAGATATATTTCTGGTTCAATCATATCAACTGAACCTACTAATATAATTCCATAAAAAAAGGGGGTCGTTTGACCCCCATGTAATTATTCTTCCGCTAGTTTT